TTCACGATAACTGCGGAGGAGCGCCTGCTGTGCATACTGCATAGCAGTAGGCTCCACTGCAATAATTCGTGGCGTCTTCATCGTCTTAGGAACCGAAATTACCTTGACAGGAATTTCGGCTTCGGGTTCGAGGAAGTCAACCTCACCCAATTGTTCCCAGTAGGACCAATTGGGAAGAACCATCTCTCCATATGGAAAGTAAGGTTCAAGGCGCATAGGCCATTGTAGTTGGTGGAACTTTTGATTCCCCAAAAGGGAATCAGCGGTAACACCGGGCCCATGCTTCGGAAGTAGCCGCCCGTAGTAGACATCACTGTCTACTTTCGAGAAGCTAGATCCGAATAAGAGAGTGCGAATACGTCGGAACTGGGGGAAATCCCTAGTACCCACACCCTCTCTGACTTCCTGCTCACACTCAATAAAAGCCGAAAACGCAGCAGCTTCACGCTGCGGCGTACAAGGAAGCAAAATCTTACTATACATCAGCGTTAGCTGACGGATAGCGAGAATCGCATCCTTGTTCGGCTCATTGAGTAGGTCACCCGTCCTACGGTCAAAGATGAGACAAGCGAAACCTTGCAAGAATGCAGGGAGACGCCCGTGTTTCTTAAAAGACAGAAACACGGAGTTGTCGACATACCCTCGCTCCAGACTGAGTTCAAAGTCTTTTGCGAAGGTAGGCAGGGTAATCGTCAAAAACGAGAACCCTTCCGTCTGAGACCGCTCCTCGACAAGTTCCTTGTCGTGGTGGGCGCTAGTGCAACATCGCATCGCCAATTCATCAGCGATGCTCTTCCAGAGCGCAATTAGGCTTTTCACCACACCTCCTAATAGAGGACGAGGTCCTAAGCCAACGTGCACTCCCTGACCGCCGATGCGTGGAGCCTCGTGAAGAGGCTTGGCTTAAGGCTTGAGTAGAGGGTTATTAGCCCCTAGCTCTCGCCACCAAGCAACTTCTTGAGGAGCGCATCGGTTGTCGCACTCCACGTGCCCTTGAGGCCGTTGAAGAGCGACAGTTGGTCCGCTGCAGAGAACTGACCAGCAGACGGGACGTCGAACACCAAGTAAGCAGACATGCTACGAGGTGACGTCGTACCCGTGATGAGGGTCGACCCTGCATTGTCGCTGTAATCACAGCGAAGGGTCCTTCGTGTGCGACGCCCGTACTGATGGGCGGCGGTAACACGAAGGAGAGACCCTGGATTCACCGAGAGCGGCCCGGCCTGGTATACCGAAATCGCACCTTGCTGTGAAACGCGAGGTAGCGATACGGCACCCACGTCAAAGGACGCCCCTGGTGTCAGGGCAATTGGATCAGTGAACATTGGCGCACTCCTTGTGCGTTGATGGGCAGTGAACCTACCGCACAGCTCTGGTAATTCCAAGAGCCGCTGCAATGGCTTGCTGGATGGTCGAGAGGCCATCCCAGCTAACGCCAAAACCGAAGGGGTTCGCTTTGATCCGTTTCTTGACTGTGGTTCTCACAGTCAACGGAGCAACAGCGGGATATGGCGGTTTGAATGCCGCTATAACGGACGGATCCGTAGGTGTGAACAACACCTTCCCTGCGCTATAGGTGTCCGTGACGGTAGTTGTTTCCATCACGTACCCGTAACGCAGAACCGTGCCGTATTCTGTCAAAGAATTCAGGTTCTTAACGAACGAACCTGCATTACTAAACCAGTCTACGGCCCAGCTCCAGGGTGTGAGTTGCCATAAAGTCGTCAAGTCCGGTTCAGCTCCGAGGAGCT